TCCAGTTTGAAATATATGAAGATTTAGATAGTGATAGTGAAAAATCTATTGAAATTACTATACCTAATCCTAAAATTAAAGAGAATGCAACTCCAGTTACAGAAGTAAAAGATATTGACTGGGGTAGCGGTAGCGATGAATCAGTTGAAATAGTAGTAAAAGGTAAGGGTTTAGAAAAAGAAATGGAAAAAGAAATGGAAAAAGAAGATGAAAACGCAGATTTAGGGGCAATAGAATTATCTAGTCAAGTTTCAGATATAGATGAAGATGATTTAGATTTTCAAAATGATGAACTTATTTCTCAAGAAACTGAAGCAGAAAAAATACAAAATATGCCATTTGAATAAAAATGTTAATATAATATAATGAACTCATTAAAGTATATCTCTCTTCCAGTATTTATAGTAAGTTTAATAACAGGATTATTATATATTTATTTTATAGAAAACGATACAAAAACAGTATATGTTTATCCAAGTCCAGAAAATTGCGGTAAAACTCAATATGAAGATAATGCAGGTAATTGTTTTATGTATGAATCTAAAGAAGTTACTTGTCCAAAGAATAGTTCCTCTATTAAAAAGATACCTGTTCAAAATTGAGTATAAATAAAATGATTACTTATATATATGCACCTAAGTAAATTACTACATACACAAACAGGGAGATATATTTTATCTATGATTTTAGGATTTGGATTAGCTTCTCTCTTTAAAGTAGTTTGTAAAGATAAAAATTGTTTTGTTTATATGGCTCCGCCAACTTTAGATGAAACTGATATATATAAAGTTAATAATAAATGTTATCATTTTAATAATGTATCAACTACTTGTGATAAGAGTAAAAAAAGCGTAACATTTGCATAATATAAATGTAATAAGCATAATAAACATAATAATTGCGTAAATATTATAATCAATCAATCTTTATAATACTTATGGAGAATAGTACAAATATTCATGATCTGCCAACAGGAAATGTAACTTTATCAATTAATGAAAAACCAGTAAATGAATCTATGCCAACTACTAGTGCTCCAATAAATTCTAATTCTTTAGATCAAAATACAATAAATCAAATAATTAGTAGTTTACAACAAGCAGGAACTAATGGAGCAACACAATTACAATCTAGAGATATTCCACAAAATACAGAAAATATTATAAATGACCCACAAGTTCAAGTAAATTATATGCCTACAACAAAAAATAATGATTATATTACAGAAAATGAAGAAACAGATGATATTATACAAAATTATACAAGATCTAAAAATATGAATAATAGTTTAGATAATTTATATGATGAAATACAATTACCTTTATTAATATCTATATTATACTTTTTATTTCAATTACCTATTTTTAAAAAATATATGTTTCAATATTTACCTGTATTATGTTCAAATGATGGAAATGTAAATTTATATGGATATTTATTTAATAGTATATTATTTGGATTTATTTATTTTATGTTATCAAAAACTATTGGAACTTTTAATAAGTTTTAACAGAATAAAATAAAATATACAAAATAAACAGAATAAACAAATAATTCGTTGCATAATAGATATTATTACTATAAATATAATAGAATAGTAATGATAAAAGAATGTGCATATAAATTACTTGAAAATTTACCAAAAGAAATAAAAAATAATAAAGGGAAAAAAATAAATAAAATCAATCTTATTTTAGAAGGTGGTGCTTTTAATGGTAGTTATCATATAGGTGCATTATATTTTTTAAAAGAAATGGAAAAGAAAAAATATATTCAAATACATAATATTTCTGCAACAAGTATCGGGGCAATATCTGCATTACTTTATTATAGTGATTTATTAGAAGAAAGTCTTCAAACACATACATTATTAAAATGTATATATAAAAAAACAAAAACATTAAATGCTATTCCAACTTTTTTAAATCAAATAAGAGAGAAATTACCTGCAAATTTACTTAGTTCTTTAAATGGTAAATTATATATTAGTTATTATAATATAAAGACCGGTTGCAAAATTGTAAAATCCAAATATAAAAATATAGATGACTTATTTACAACTATAATGAGGTCGTGTTTTGTGCCGTTTTTTATAAATGGACAAATGACAATAGATAATAAATATATTGATGGTATAACTCCTTATATATTTCCACAAAATAAATATAAATGTTTAAATATTAGTTTAATAGGTAGTGATAAATTTCATCAAATATTTGTTATTAAAAATGAAGATACAAATATACATAAAATATTAGCTGGATTATTGGATATAAATTTATTTATTACAACAAATATAACTACTCAAATGTGTAGTTATATTAATGATCGTAGTATTAAACAACGATTATTTTATAATATATTATTTATTATTGAAAAAATTATAGTTTTTATTTTATTTTTATATTATCATTCAAAAAATAAAATATATAACACAAATATTTTTGTAAAAATAATAAATTTATTAATTAAAGAATATTGTATTAGTTAGTTAGTTAAAAGAAAAATCCTTTTTTCTTGGTTTTCTTTGTTTTCTTTCTTTTTTGCTTACGTTTTTTAAAACTTTTACTGCTATTGCTATTGCTACTTAAACTTTTACTACTTAAACTATTACTTTTACTGCTACTACTTAAACTTCTACTACTTAAACTTGTATTACTACTTTCTTTAGTGGCACGAGTAGATGCAGTAGTAGTCATATTATCTGCTGGACGATATCTTAAAAAATATTCTTCATATTCAGGAGTATCACGTTTATTTTTTAATTCTTTATATTTTTCTGATTTAGCTGCACGCATTTCTTCAATAGTTTCTTGATGACCATAACAATCAATACTAAATCGTTTTAATAATCCTTTTTGTTCTAATCTATTTTTTTGTTGAATACGAAATAAATAATGTGCCATGCATAATATACGATTTATATCATAATATGGTCGTCCTGAATATATAAATGCTAAATAAAATGACAACATAGTATCTATCGTTGCTACTTTAATTTGTAATCCATGTTCATTTGTAATATTATAACTATGACATGCTAAAGGTTTATAAATAAAAGCAATAGTATCTGTTCCAATATTAATCATATAATGGGGTGCAACAATTTCACCAATATTTTCTTGTTTAATTATTTTAATATTTTTAAACCCATTATCTTCTAATCTTTCTTTTACAATTTCTGCAGTAGTTTCTGGATCTTCTGATAATACATCAAAATCAGGTACTTTTACAATAGGAATATGTTCAAAAGGCATATATTTAGAATAAAGAGACAGAGCATATCCTCCAAAAAATACTACACCTTGATCAACAAGTGTATTTTTTACAGTATCATAAATAGTATTTATTTCTTGATTGCTAAATTTCTTTTCCATTTTTCTTTGAAATTTAAAATTACTACACTCCGCACCAGTTAAAGGATAATATTTATTTAATAAAATTAATCGTTTTAATACTTTTTCCCAACGACTTTTATCTCCTTCTGGTCTAGATAATTCTAAATACATTGACATTCTTAAATAATTAGGCGATGCATATAAAATACCAGATACACGAATAGATTCTTTTTTAAGTGCATTAAATAAATCTTTATCTAAAAAAGTAATATCTGCAACAGGTATAAAATTCACATATACTTTATATGTTCCATGATGCACTCCTGGTTTTGCCTCTACTTCAGTAAATCCTTCTTTTACATAATAATCTGATAATTCCTTTGCATCTTTTAATGCATTAGGACTGAAAAAATCATAATCAGGTAATTCAATATCTAAATTATAAAACTGATCTTGTTTTGGTAAAATAGAATTTAATGCAATACCTCCATATGCAATTAATCCTTTTTTTTTAATGAAATTTTCTACAATAGTAAATATTTTAATAATTTCTGGCGAATTTGTAATTTGTTTTCCTATTTTTTCTTCTGATTTATCTATTGCTGATCTCAAAATTGCTAATTCGCAATCCTTAAATGTCATATTTTTATCACATATTTTTGGTTTCATATATAATATATTAAGAATTAAATTAAAACTTATCATATTATTCAAAGTAATAAGATTATATTGTAAAACTAGTATTTGGAAATTGTCCTTTAATTTGTCTTTCTGCATAATTATTTTCAGGTTTTTGAGGAATAGGATCAGTAAGGGGTATTAGTTTAAATCTTAAATCTTCTGGTTTTAATGCAAATGCATATCCAGCTTGATTAAATACGGTATTATATTCTTTTAAATAAGTATCATATGCATCATCTAACTGATATCTCATACATGTAAATTGACACGCAAAATTATTACATATTGTAGGATTTGGATTTGATGGATTGTCTCCTACTTCTGGAAATACTATAGTCATAAATTGTTTATTGTGATCTATTAAATAAGTCATATCACGGGTATTTTCAACATAATAATATCTTAAACCATAAAGCATATCTGATTCAGATATCATATTTATATATTCATATAATGGACATTTATCATCATAACACAAAATATTTTTTTGAACAAATAATACTATTTTTCCACATAAATCTTTTAAATAAACATTTCCAAAATTTTTATTAATATCAGCTTGATTATCAAAACTATATTTTGTATTTAAAAAATTATTAGTATATTTTTGCATTAAATCCCCTAAATTTTTTATCATAGCAGTGCTTGTGCTATATATTCTTAAATTGATAAATATAGGATCATTTGGATTTGGACAGTATGCAGTACTAAATGAATAATCATTTATTATTTGTAATACATCTGAAAATAGTAAATAATTATATGATGTTTTTGTATTATTTGATAATGATGATGTAGCAACTACTGGTAAGTTATTTATCGAATAAATTGCAAAATCTAATAACCTAACACCTTGTCTTATTACATATTTTAACATATCTAAACTTAAATAATCATTTTTATATGACCCTACAGCACAACAATTATATGCGGATTTAATATAAAAATCTTTTAAAGTATAATTAATATATTCATCTTGTCCAGTACTTGTAACTGCACCTTCTTTTTTATAACTAAGTGCATTAGTTCCACATATAGAAGTACAAACTAAATTTGTTGATTCTGGAGGTATACTAGTTTTAGGTCCTTTAAATAAAATATATAATAAAATTATTGCTACTATTGCAGATGCTATTGAATATATAATAGTATTTGCTCCATCACTTTTTATAAAATCCATAGTTTGTTGTTGTACATTTTGCATACTCATATTCTAATATACATTGCTAAAATATATATTAAATATTATTGTATATAATATAATATGCCAGGAGGTTTAATGCAATTAGTCTCAGAAGGACAACAAAATATTATATTAAATGGTAATCCTTCAAAAACTTTTTTTAAAACAACTTATTATAAATATACCAATTTTGGTCTGCAAAAGTTTAGAGTAGATTTTGAAGGTGCCAAAACATTGCGATTAAATGAACCATCTACATTTACTTTTAAAGTTCCTCGTTATGCGGATTTATTAATGGATTGTTATTTATCTGTTGAATTGCCAAATATTTGGAGTCCAGTTATTCCACCTATACCAGATGCTGATGGAACACTTCTCTCTAATTCAGGACAATGGATTCCATATGAATTTAAATGGATTGATAATATTGGGGCTCAAATGATTTCTAGAATTACAATTACGTGTGGTAATCAAACTTTACAAGAATTTTCAGGATCTTATTTGCTTGCTGCAGTTCAGCGCGATTTTTCTACTGAGAAAAAAGCATTATTTGATAAAATGACTGGAAATGTTCCTGAATTAAATGATCCAGGCAATTCAGGCACACGTGTCAACTCTTATCCAAATGCTTATTATACTGATAGTATAGGAGGTGCAGAACCAAGTATTCGTGGACGAATATTATATATTCCTTTAAATGCATGGTTTGGTCTCAGATCACAAATGGCATTCCCCTTAATATCTCTTCAATATAATGAATTGCATATTAATGTAACAATGCGTCCAATCAATCAATTATTTCAAATTCGTGATGTATTTGATAAAGCAAATAATTATCCTTATATATCACCTAACTTTAATCAATATTATATGCAGTTTTATCGATTTTTACAGACTCCTCCTTCTGTAGATATTAGTAGTCCATCTGCTTATTCAGATATTAGAACATTATGGAATACAGATATTAATTTAAATTGTACATATTGTTTTCTTTCTAATGATGAATCACGTTTGTTTGCATTACAAGAACAGAATTATTTGTTTAAACAAGTACATGAAACTATACATTATAATGTAACTGGATCAAATAAAGTAATGCTAGATTCAACTGGTATGATATCAAGTTATCTGTTTTATTTTCAAAGAAGTGATGCTAATTTACGTAATGAATGGTCAAATTATACAAACTGGCCATATAAATATATGCCAAATGATTTGATACAAGCACCTACAACTGGACAATACCCAGTAGATCAAAATGGAACAACTGTATTAATTGGTCCTGGTGTTAATATAAATGGTAAATTAACGGGTTGGTTACTTACTGGAAATTATAGTGCAGATAATGAACCTAATATTTTAATTAATATGGGTCTGCTTTTAGATGGATCCTATAGAGAGAATTTATTACCTGCAGGAGTTTATAATTATATTGAAAAATATGTGAGAACTAGCGGTAATGCACCAGATGGCCTGTATACATATAATTTTTGCATTAACAGTAATCTAACAGATTTGCAACCAAGTGGTGCAATTAATATGAGTCGTTTTAATAATATAGAATTGGAATTTAATACAATAGTTCCAGCTTTAGATCCATTGGCACAATCTTTAGCTATTTGTGATCCAGATACAGGAACTATTATTGGTATTAATAAACCAACTTGGAGAATATATGATTATAATTTTAATTTGTATTTATTTGAAGAGAGAATTAATATGGTGAAATTTATCGGTGGAAATGCTGGATTATTATATGCTACTTAATATAAAAATAACTCAATTTAAAAATCGTTCTACTTTATATTCTAAAATATAGTCAGAATGATATTTATTTATTAAATCAATAGAATAAGGTCGTTTTATAAAAATGCATTCATAAAATGTTTCCATATAAAGAACCATTGTTGATAATAAAAAAGAATCATAAAATATTAATATTTTAAGTTTATTAGTTACATTATTATTTTTTGTGATAATAATATATTTTGAAATAATCTCCCAAGATATTATATTATCGATTAATTCTTCACTTTTATTATTATTTTCATAATCATAAAACTTCATATCAAATATATTATCCTTTTGTATTTTATATTTACAATAAAACTCAGGTATATCATTTGAATAATAATAATTATCTGAAATATCTGGTAAAATTAAATCACCACAATTTGTGTTCCAAGTTAAATCTCCTATACCGACACATAATGAGGTCAGCCCTTTATCTTTTTCTAAATGTACAAAATCAATATTTATTTGTTTAAACTCTATATTCTGTGAAAATAATTCATTAAAATGGTGAATACTATTTTTATATACTTCATATGCTCCTTTAAAATTAATATGCGTATCTGTTTTATAATAACAATCTGTCATATTTTTTAAATATATAAAAGGATTATGAATATTATTTGGTAATTGATTATGTAATTGTTTAAAATTTGTTCTATATATACATTTATTACTATATTCATCTGGTAAATATTGATTATATATTATAGATTTATCTGGAAAAATAATAATCATTAATTTATTTATATTTTGTATATAATTATTATAATGATATAGGTTTAAAGTAGTTACATTTTGACAATGAAATTCTATTTCTTTTGATGAATCATTATATAAAAATAAATAGTTATCTTTTCCTATTAAAGATTTGATCATGTATTATATAATGGCAAATTATATATTTAATTATAACGGAAATCCAAAATTACCTCAATGTAATGAAGAAAACATATTTACAAATATTTATTGTAATTTATCAAATATTAGTCATATTAATATATATAATTTTAATAAAACACACATAACAAATAAACAAATTATAAATATTTGTGAAGATATAAATATTTTATTAATAAGCACAACTAATTCAGCACATTCAATATCAGAAATAATATCTTTTTTAAATTATTATAAAAATAATAATTATCAAAATAAAATTGCTATATATAAAAATATAATAAATAAAATGCCATTTATGTATGAATTAATTCTATTATTTATTCCATTAGATAAGA